CAATCGCGTGAAGAAGTACCATTCAAATATGCAGACTTAACATCACCAAAGGCAAGATAGATTGTGGCCGCTATTTGCTTAGGGTTAGAACTATCTACGATTATCTTATCAATCATGGTTTGCACGACAAAACGTTTGAGTTCAAAGTCAATGTCTGGCGTATCTATCTTTTGACGGAGCAATTCAAGTGAATTAATAGCGGTATCAATTTGTTGCGTAGTCAATTCTTCATCTAATTCTCCCTGCAATGTGCTTAATTCCACTTGTAGGGATTCTTTTTCTTTCTTAACCTTCTCAAACTGCGTAGAAACGTCCTCTATGCCTATTAAGCCCTTCTTGTAGAGTTCTATAAGCCTTTGGTTCTCAATGTCGTTAGAAGCCAATTTGGAGCGAATAAGAGATATTTCCTTTTCAATCTTTTCCGATTGATTTATTTCGCCATTGATTTTCTTGACTACGAGTTGTGGATTGCGGATATAACTAAGGCAAATGTCCCAAACAGTATTTTCTATCCATGCTAAAGGTACAATTTTGCCAAAGCATTGAGAAGATAAGCCCTTCTTTCGCCAATGGCGGTTGCCTGTATCAATATAGTAGCCATGTTTACCGTGATTATAATTGCCAATATAGGCATATCCGCAGTGTGCACATTTGATAAGCCCACGGAGAAGATAGTTGTGTTTGACGTTGCCTTTTATCATAGATTTGTTATTTGCAATTAAGGCTTGTGCCTTATCGTATTGTTCTTTGGATATGATTGCAGGAATATTGCTTTCGATTTTGTCTTTGCCGTATGTGCGTATGCCAATGTAAACAGGCTTTTTCAGCATACGATAAACGGTAGAGTTTATCCAACCTCTCTCAGACGTTCTAGGCGTATTGCGAATATCGGTAAGCAAAGGCACACCAAGGCTGTTAAGTTTGTTGGCTATGCGTACAGTTGACTGCCCTTCACAAGCCATATCATACATCATGCGAACCACATCAACTTCACTCATGCCAAGCCCTTCTATTGGTTCGTAGTTCGGTTCGTAGAAACCATCTTTGGTGACTTTGTAGCCGTATGGCGGCTGCCCTCCAAGAAATTTGCCCTCTTTGGCAGCACGCACAGCACCTAATTCCATACGTTGCAGAATATTGCTACGCTCTAAATCGGCTACACCAGCAAGAATTGTCAGTAGAAACCTGCCGCTTGCGTCACTTGTATCAAACGGTTCAGTCATGGAGCGTACTTTTACGCCCATGCTATCTAAGTCATGTATGGCGTTCAGGATAACCCTTGTGGCGCGCCCAAGCCTGTCCAACTTGAACACAAGCACAAGTTTGAACTTGCCGTTCTTAGCGTCCTGTAACATTTCATATCCTGCCGGGCGTTCATCAAGCGGCAACGTACCTGTCACGCCATCATCTTTGTAAATGTGCGTGAGTTCTATGTTATTCAGCTTGCAGTAGTTCGTTGCAAAGTCGATTTGGTTTTGTATGGTTTCGCGTTCTTCTTGTGCGGCTGATGATACACGACAGTATGCCACCGCCGAATTTGGCATATCACCAAAAAACATATTGCGCGCCTCCTTGTAAATTTGCTATATTTCAATTGGACACAAATTCATCCATAATGATAGTGGAAACTAGCTACCAACCCTGCTAGTATAAAATTCGGGTTGGAGTCGCTACACTAACGTAGCATGATGTTGAGTAACCCAGACGGTCACTCACATGGCTTATTTGTTTTTTCACAGGAAGGCACTTGCTGTAACGAGGGAGTGCCTTTTTGTGTGTCTGTATTTTCTTCGCCATCACTATCCGCAGTGGTGGCGTTTTTTTGTGCCATTTGTTGTGCAAGGAGCAGTTTATCTATCATGCCTTTCACAAGAAGCTGGCTACTTTCATCAAGTTCATGGTACTTATCTACGAGTTCTTTATCGGCTGGCTTCATTATATGAGGTTTTATGGCGTTATATATACCAGCTGCATATATTAAAAATTGTCTTGAGTCATCAGAGTTGCATGAAAAAAATTTTGCCATATAATCATCTTTTTCAAATGATGACATAGGGATTATATGGTCAATGTCAAAATCCTGTAAGACTTTATTTGATTTTTCGCGATTTTTTTTAGATGGAATTATTATGTGATTATCATCTATTTTCCCATCCATATCTACATCATATCCCATAAGCCAAGCAGGAGATACCCTAAGAGAAATTGCTAAAGCGTGCATTTTATCTTGCTTTGGCGTAAATTCACCTTTTAGGTAACGGCTGATAGCAGAAGTGGATATTTGAGTTTCCCTTGACAAGTCAGCAGCAGTCACACCTCTGCGCTCTATTGCCTCCCGTAGCCTTGTTGAGAAATCGGCAACTGGTTTTTCATACATTTTTCACAACTCCTTTTTTTTCTATATTAACATAAGTAAAATACGCAACACAAGAAAAACTTATGCAAACGCAAGAAAAAATTGCGAAATAGCATTGACATATAGCAATAGAAGGTGTTAATATATGCTTGTGAGTTTCAAGAAACCGCAATTATATTGAAGGAGGTTTAGTAATGTCAACAGAGTTCGACTATTCAAAATTAAGAGGCCGAATTATTGAGAAGTATGGTTCTCAAAAGAACTTTATCAGCGTAATACCGTTGGGCGAACCGGCATTTGTACAGAAAATGAAAGGGCGCGTAGCCTTTAAGAACAACGAAATTATGTTGATGGCTGAAAAGTTGGATATTAATAAGACCGAGATACCAGACTATTTTTTTTGCCTAAAGGATTGAGTTTTCGCAATTACAAATGTAAAGAAGGGCAATATGCTGAAACTGATTAACGGCACACCGCCGAAACCAAAGCGCAAATTTACGGCTGATGAACTGGCAGAAAAGCACTTCAATATGGCTTCAAAAGCTATCACCGACTTCATCGACACAGAGAATCGGTGGGTATTGATGAAGGGTTGTTACAACCTTGTCAGATACGCCATTTACCGCAACACATGGCTGATGGAGACAAAAGCACCTAAACATTTGTGGGTGCAGTTCTCCAACGTGATATGTGCCATCAAGGAACTTATCGGAAGGCTTACTCCAAGGGAACTGTTATGTACGTTCATACCGAGAAAAGCCTATGAAGAATGGGATAATGCTTACTTCTACACGCTGGACTTGTTCAATGGCTACGATATGGATTGCCCTATAGAACATCAAACGGCTGATGTTGATTTGGTGTTGGTTGGCTACCAGAACGTGCACATATCGTTGTTCAACACGGCTTGCTTCTATGCCGATGACTTTGCCCATGACCGCAACAAGTTCAGGGAGTTGGTTTCATATCTTGATAGCAAAGGCATTGACTACCATGTATCGCACAAGGACGCTGATGGCAGGGAGTACACCATAGACAAGAATGGCAGGACTTCACCGCTGAAAACCGTGAAGCCAAGGCCGAAGTGGTTGAGGATGGTCAAATGAATGATTACCAATGGTACAAGGCACATCATATATGCGTGCGGTGTCACCGCAATGACGCAACAAAGGGCATGGTAACTTGCCTTGACTGCCGAGAAAAAGAGCACGAATATGACCGTCAACGCAAACAAAAAGCCCTTGCCAACGAAACGCCGGAACACAAGGCAGAACGTGTACGCAAGGTAAGAGAACGAGTTGAACGGTTGAAAGCACAGGGCGTGTGCATATGGTGTGGCAAGCACAAAGCATTAAGTGGCAAGCAGCATTGCCTAGAATGTGGCATTAAGCGCAGGAGAACTAATCGTGAAAGCAAAAGACGAAAAGCCGACAAAAGCAGAAGTGTTTGCGGAACTAATACGCAAGGTGCTTCACAAAGAGGTAGAACTGGAGGAGGTAACTGGAGTTGGACTTCCTAACGAGAGTACAGAGAAACCGGGAAAAACAAGCGTATCGGCAACAACAGATAATCGGCAGATGGTTATATAACGCAGCGGTTTTCATTATGGGCTGTATGGCAGTGGTTTTGATATTGCTTATAGCCGGGATAGCGGAGATGTAGCAATATGAGTGATTGGAAAGAGATACAGGAGGTTGCGTATACGCATACGAAAAAAGGCAACCGCCAGTTGCCTTACTTCTCACCGTGGGTGTGGAAAGGCGTATTAGCGATTACCTTCATCATAGGATTGTTTTTGGGTGTTGGATTAGCAATTTATATCCTGCATATCAGAGGGTTATGGTAATTCAGGGTAAAAGCACAAGGCAACGATTGGAGGGCTGCCCTGTGCCGAGGGTCGATGTTTGAACGCATAAACGAACATCACCTTTTGAATTGTAGCAAATTCTGAAAGGGAATGTCAACATGGAAACAATAAAAGTTGATGTGGATATGAACAACCTGCCCGAATATGTGCAGGACGTGTTCAAGACGATAAAGGAAAGTTGTTTTGACTACGAGCTTGTTCATATTGAGCACCTCATTATGAGTGAAAAAAGCAAAGCAAATACCGTATTTTGGGATTTGGCGTTCTACGAAAAAGGCGTTATGGACTGGCTGTATATAGTGAAAATTACGGTTCAGCCGTGGAATCCTCTGCCGATTCATAAAGACTATATCACCATACCTATGCGGACGATGGATAAGATTTTAAGCAAAGTGGAGGAAATCAGAAATGGGAATTTATAAGGTAGGTTCGGCATTTGAGAGCGTAGTTAATATGCACGCTAACGGCGATTTGACGGACGAACAGTTAAAAGAAGCACTGGTAGCATTGGAAGAATCAAAGGTGGAGAAGTGCGGAAACGCTATCTGTTATCTCAATATGCTGAAACATGGCATTGAGGATATGAAAGCCGAAGAAAAGCGCATTGCAACCATGCGTAAAGCGTTGGAAAGCAGGGCGAAGAATCTTGAAAATGCCTTTGCCTATGTTCTCAACAATATGGGTGACAAAGAGGTTATTACGAAGTATGGCGTGATGAAGGTTCGTAAGAATCCGCCTTCTGTAGTGATTGATGATATTGCGAAAATCCCTACGCAGTACCAGCACCAGAAAATTGAAATCACCATTGATAAAGTCGCAATAAAAAATGCGATTAAAGCCGGTGAAGAAGTGGCAGGTTGTCACATTGAGCAATCGGAAAAGTTGGTGTACTAATGACACAAAAGCAGCGTGAGTTATATGACTATCTAAAAAAAAGATATGACTTATATTTGCAAGACGCGAAAACGCATAACCTTCTGATGTATATTCTTTCGGACGAACAGGCAGATACACTGGAAAAACTAGGATTTGGGCGCAAAGAAATTCTAATGCGAGCAGAGACACCAGCGGTACTTAAAGCGTTGGAAGAAGCCAACACAGTAGAGGAAATATCGTTATTCTAAGAGGCGCAAAATGGGCAAAACGAAGGGCATGATTAACAAAAACTGTATGCGAAAATCGCTAAAACTTATCTCCAACAAATGCCATTATTGCGGTGCAAAAATCGCAAGAGGTGATGGGCATTATGTAGGGATGAATGAGTATTGTAGCAAGTGTTTTTATGAAGGAAAGGTGAAAGCATAATGGCAACTGGAATACTTTTTATAGGCAATTCTGGTGCAGGTAAATCAACTGCACTTAGAACGCTGAATCCTGATGAAACTTTGATTATCAATGCGGATAAAAAATCTTTGCCGTGGCCTAAATGGAAATCACAGTACAACGCAGAGAAAAAGAACTATGTTGTATGTGATAATGCCAAGACAATACAACAATATCTGCAAATTGTAAGTGACGAAAGACCACAGATTAAGAACGTGGTTATCGACACGCTGAATGGCGTTATGCTTGCCGTAGAAATGGCAGAGAGAAAAGCCAATACTTTCAGCGACTGGAAGGAACTCGCCGTAAACATCTATGGTATCTGTGACATGATTGGTACGTTGCGTGATGATTTGAATGTTATCTGTACCGCCCATGCACAAACGGAACTCACAGATGGCGGCTATCAGTTCACGCATATGAAAACAAGCGGTAAGAAGCTGGAAAAGATTGTGGTTGAAAGCAAATTTACCCATGTGTTCATTGCCAAAGGTAATCAGGGCAAGTTTGTATTTGAAACCCACGCCAACAATTCTACGGCGAAAACTCCATTGGGATTATTTACAGAAGATGAAATCCCTAATGACGCACAAATGATTATTGACCGCATTAAGGAATACGAAGAAGGTTAAGCCACAAGGCTTGCTGATAGATAATCTAACGACAAAAAGGAGAAAAACTTATGTTAAACATTCAGAATTGGAACAACGTAGAAGCAGAGAGAAACGATTTTAAGCGTCTTACCGCAGGTGGTCATAAATGCGTTGTGAAGAACGTAGAACAGCGCAACAGCAAATCCGGCAAGCCCATGCTTGTCATTGCCTTTGATATTGCTGGCGGTGACTTCGATGGCTATTACATGGACTTGTACGCCAAGAACGTTGAGAAGGCGCAGAAGGACGGTAAACAGGCTAAATGGCCTAATGGCGGCTTGTATTATCAGTTAATCGACACTGAACACCTTGGGCGGTTCAAAGCCGTTATCGAGGATTTTGAAGCAAGCAATCCGGGCTTCAAGTTCAACCTTGATGAAAAATCGCTGATGGGCAAGTTCTTTGGTGGCGTATTCAGAGAAGAAGAATACGAGGCCAATGATGGCAGTATCAAGACCACAGTTCGCTGCAACGCTATCCGCAAGGTAGAAGGCATTGAGAACATTCCTGTACCGAAGAAGAAATGCGTGGAAATCAAACAGGATAACGGCATCACAGACGAAGAAATCCCATTTTGACCTTTTGACTAATTGGTAGCAGGGAGGGCTAAAGCCCTTCTTGCCTAAATAAAGGGGGCTTTCAATGTCAGAGCATGACAGCAAGAGATATTTTTGGTTGAAACTCAAAGAAGATTTCTTCGATGATGATGCAATCTCATGGCTTGAAGAACAGCCTAACGGCAAAGAGTATGCGTTGTTCTATCTCAAACTTTGCCTAAAGTCATTGAAGCATGATGGCGTACTCATTCGGACAGTAGGTAATATCTTAGTGCCGTATGACGCTAAGAAACTGAGTGAGATAACCAGAACCAATGAGGACACCGTATTAGTAGCATTGGAACTGCTAAAAAACATAGGGCTTGTAGAGATTCAAGAGAACGGTGCATTGTTCTTAACGCAGTTGCAAAATCTTATTGGCAGTGAAACCAACGCTGCTGAACGCATGAGGAAAGCTAGGGCAAAAGCTAAAGAATTGGGAATGGCGAACAATGTTCGCGCAATGTTACAAAATTGTTCACCAGAGAAAGAGAAAGAGAAAGAGTTAGATAAAGATAAAGAGATAGATTGGGACAAAGATGGTAGTAGTGGTTGTTCTCAAAGCACAATGTATGATAGCACGTTAGCTGATGTAAATAGGGAGTATGAGAACAGTATTATAATAACGCCACCTCCAGCAGATTATAAAACATTAGCTGCTTTAGTAGACGAATATACGGCAGAATATGTTATCCACGCAATAAAAGAAGCTGCTTTTCAAAATGTGCGTAGGTTGAGTTACATCGAAGGTATCTTAAAGAATTGGAAGAAGGACAACGTACCTAAACCATGGGAAAAGAAAAAGAAGTCAGCTGGTGGGGCAGATGCTAGTTTGTATGTGAATGGGTGATTAACATGGAGCTTTCGAGCAAGATAGACGAAGAATACATTTTGGCACTTATCATGGATGCTAAGAGCCGTGACATTATTGGTGATGTATTTGCCAAGATTACTCCTGATTTGTTCTTCTTTGAAGGACATCAACACTTGTATAACCTTCTCTTTGATTGTTACATGGCTGGAGAAGAAACTACGTTTTTTTCTATTAGTGAAAAGCATAGACCAGAAGTAGAAGCGATTGGTAAGGAACTGAAAGAAGGGATTGTGAGTATTTCACTAGCCTTTAACCACCCACAATATACAAAACAGTTTCTTTCTCAAAGCGAAGATGTTATTGGTATTATAGCCGATAAGCTGAAAGAGAAGAAAAAAATGCGACATTTGAACGAGATTAGTATTCGCATTAACCAAGGCTTAGAGAAAAACGAAAAGCCGGAAGAAACTTACGAAGCAATAGAGACACTTCTTCTTCAAAATCATTCTTCTAGCTCTAAGCGTTCTTACCTATCACCTAGTGATATGTCAAAGCTGATGATTGATGTTGCAGCTAATCGCATGGATAAAGATAAGCGTGAAAAAGAAATCATGTACACCTCTTATGGTCAGTTGAACTATGCTTCTGGTGGGTTTGAAAAAGGTAACTTGATTATTCTTTCAGCTGGTAGTGGTGTTGGTAAGTCTGCGTTCTCTATGAACATGGTTCGTGATGTTGCTTATGTAAATCATAAACCTGTTCTCTATCTTAATAGCGAAATGACAGACGAACAACAGGCTATGCGTTACGATGCGTTGTTAGGGCAGGTATCTCACCAAAATATCAGAGGTGGCACAATTTCCACTGAGGACTTTAATCAAATAATGATAGCTGCTGATGGTTTCAAAGACCAACAGATTCACACAATAACTATCCCTGATATGCAATTGACTCATGTTCTCGCTGAAATTAAGCGTATGAAAACAAAGGCAAATATTGAGTTTGTTGTGGTTGATTATATCGGCAGGATGGATTTTTCAAAGTCGTTTGGCAAGGATATGCAGGAATGGCAGATTATGGAGCAAACGGCTAGAGAATTGAAAAACCTTGCACTTGAATTAGGGATTGTCGTTGTTATGGTTGCGCAGTTATCCGGCAATGGGCAAACTCTTGCAAAGGGTTCTTCTATGAAGAATGAATGTGATTTGTGGCTTAACTTGAAGCGTATCACTAATGACGATATTGAAGAATATCAAGAAGCTACAGGGAATACTTTCAATCGTTGGTGGAATGTAATGTTAGAGTTTCGTAAAGCAAGAAGCGCACAGTTTGGTTCAAAGATTTTCATGCACTTCTGCGGTGAAAGGTTGTTATTTACAGACAATGAAAAAGAAGCGCAAGAAATGGCAGAGAAAGGGCTGTAACCATGTGGCATTTAATCGGCATTGACGATGATGGAGAACGTCACCATTTCAATCAATGCAAGACCGAAGAAGAAGTCAAGGCACTCTTAGCTAGGGCAATGCCAGCGCAGGTGAAAATGATAGCACCTTACGTTGAAGCCATAGAACAGGCGCGGAAGGATGAAGCCGATGGCAAGAATGTAGGGCTTGACTATTCTGATTACATGGGTTGGAAAATGCAGGGCTTCTATGTTGACCACTTCGAGTTGGAGTACAGGGAGGACGATTATTAATGAGCGCAGCACGAGCAATGAAACGCAGAAATAACAAAGATGTACGCAAGGATATTCGCAAAGAAGCCTTGATTGAGAAAAAGAAGGAGCTGGCTTCTATGCAGATGGCTGCAGAACGTGGCAAGGCTGAAAAACTTTTGGAATTGGCCGCACCGATGTATCAGGCTGATATTCGTGAGAACGTTATCCGGCAAATGTTCGCAATGAGTTTTATGGCATTGCATGATGAATTTGGGTTTGGGCGTGAACGAATCATGCGGTGGTACAAGAAAATGTTATCGCTGAACCATGAAGCGTTGGCAAGTGGCAGTAAAACACCGCTTGATGATTTAATCGTGGCACTCAAAGACGAATACAAGTTTGACCTGAACGCCGAAATGGAAAAGATAAACCGAGAATTTGATGCAGAACTTAAAGAAAAGGCGGCGGTTTGATGTTATATGCGGTGAATTTAACGATTGAAGCTGAAAAGACATTGATTGTCGAAGCGAACAGCAGGGCAGAAGCGGCAGGGAAAGTTCGCCGTAAGGAGCAGGGACGCAAGCAATTGTTGGAAGAAGGAGAGTTCATGGTAATATGTGGCACTTCTGGTGTTAGAGAATTGAGGGAGAGCCGAAAATGAAAAATAAACTAATGATGGCTTCTTACATATCATTTATTCTGTGCTTGATTCTAAATCCATTCTTTCTGCCAAAAGAAATATTTCTTGTGCCTTTTACTTTTATATTGGCTAGTATGATTTGTGATAGATAAGGAGCGTGGTTCAGATGGAGAGTAAAACTTTACAAGAATGGATTAACGAATTTAAGGATTATGCTACAGATGGTGGCGGTGTAATTCTTGATAGTAATGATTCCGCTGAAATACTAAAACTTCTTATTGAATTAGAACATAGCAGAAAAACAGGAGTAAATGTTATTTCTTATAACACTATAAAGGAGTTGCATTTATAATGGCAGATAATAAAGCTGACACGCCCAAGCGGAAGTATATTATATGGTCTGATGGTGGCGAGGTAAAAATATTGGATTGTGGATATGATTGGCATACGAATGTTAAACCACAGATGATTGTTAAAGGGGAGTGCGAAGCAAAATGAGAAATCCGTATGATGTACACATTGAATTTATCCGTGATGAAGTGATAACCGTTGACGCTTATGACCAAAGTGAAGCAATGTCAATCGCCTTGGAGAAAGCAGAACAAATGGTTCGGGCAGATGAAACGCCGTATGCCAAAGCGGTAAACATAAACATGGAATACTAAATACGCTGTTTTAAGGGTTAAAAATAGGCACGGTATATAAGATATAGGGCAAGCACTTAGGCAGGGCTTAGAAGCAACGCTAGGTGTCTTAGAATTTATTTTGAGATAAGATAGTTTATTACATGGAGGAAAGATTAGTGATGGTAAAAGGCATGAGAGAAACCGCGATTGAGGATTTTAATAAGGCGATTGATAACAGCCAAAGATATAACGAGGGCATGAAGGAAGGATTTAGAAAAGGCTATGACAAGGCAATGGCTGATATGCAGGGGATTCTCAAAAAGTACCATGTTGGCGTAGAAGTGCCTGAAATGGCAGAAGAAAAGGAACTAAAACCTGCTACCCGCTTTCTAGGCGATTCCATGAAGTCACTCATTGACAAAATCGTTGAAGAATGTGATGAAGTGGTTGAAGCGTTTAACGATGGCGAAAAGAAAGAACGCATAGCGGAAGAAATTGCCGATGTACAACTTGCCTGTGAAACGGCATTATCTGGTCTTGGCTTTCACGAAAAAGAACGGCGCAAGATTCGCCTAGCCAACATTCAGAAGAATGATAAGCGCGGTTATTATACCGTCTAAGGTTGGTGATTGATATGACGGATTACAGATACGCATTATGGCAAAAAGCAAGAAACAGATGGTATGCAATTTCAATGGCTTTATCTGAATCTGAACACAAAACAAGTGTTATCAAAATAGCGTTATCGTCAGGCTTCTATAGCACAGACGCAATGAGAAGTTATTTTCTTCGGTGGGGCGATAAAATGATTAAACACTATGGGAAGTTGCCGTACCGAGTCTTAAATTCAAGTTTCTATGAAAAATACATGGAGATGAAGTGATGACTGAGTATTATATGGGCGTATTGATAGGTGCGGGAATTGGTTACTGCCTTGCGCTTATAACGCTTTTAATGATTTGGGCATTGTGTGTGATTGCGAAAAATGAAGGAGATAACAAAGTTGAGTAATTTCCAAAAAGTTGTAGAAACATTTGTAGTAAGTTTGGCAGTAATTGTATCGCTGATTGTGATATCAATTATGTTGTGGTTGATGGTTACGGTGGAGTTTTTGATGTGACTGATGAAGAACTTGAAGCAATCCCATTACTAGACTGCCCAAGTTGTGATTCGCATAACACGAGCGTGCGCAGGGCGTCAAATGAGTGGTGGCTTGTAGGCTGTCTTGATTGTTTCAATAAAAGACAGTGTACAAGAGAATATGTTGAGGAAGCGGCACGGCAGTTTAATGATTATGCGCGGAGGTGCGGAAAATGAACTGGAAAGATTTAGAGCCAACCGATAAACAACTTAGATTTATAAGGAAAATTGAAAATGAATTAGGAATTTACTTTAGGGGCGAAACAAGAAATGACGCATATGAATGGATTAAAAAGAATGTAGATGATTATAGCGATTCTATTTCAAAAAGCGGCCATTATAGTTATGTCATTTCGCAAGAGAAAAATTACACTAGAGCTTTATTGATAAAGTATTTTAATAAGATGACAGAGAAAGGCGCAGATGAATTTTTGTTTGGGCCACAAATCGAAATGGAAAGAGAATGCGCATCAATAAGAAAACAGCTTGCTGAACTCGGCTTTTCGACTAAGTTAATGGATGAAGTGCTCAATTATAAGGATGAATGGAGCAGAAAATGACTATGCGCTGAGGTGTGGCAAATGACAGAGATTGCGGAGCATTGGCGTGCACTTGTGGCAGGGTTTCTGTTTTGCCTGCCAGCGTGCATAATCTTAGCGGTTTGGGCGTGGAGGACGAGAAAATGAAAGGCAAGCAATGCAAGTCGTGCCAATACCATAAGCCCCTTTATATGCACTATCCGTGCCGAGATTGTGATGGTAACGAGCCACCGGTTACGTGCAAGGAATGTCGGCAATATCCGTGTGCAAGGCATAGAAAAGGCTATGGCAACTTAAAGCCGTGTAGAGATTTTGAATGGGATTGAGGTGTAGGATTGGAGCGTGAGAGCAATGAGTCTTGATGAATGGATTGAGTATTTAAAAGACCATGTTAATGATTGTGGTTGTGTGGATATAGACGGAATTGATTGCGTTGAGTTGATGGAGCTTTTGGAAAAGTTGAAAATGTCACGACAAGCAATAGCGGCAGTATGCGCACAGAACGCTAATATCTATCAATGTCGGCAATGTCCAGTGCAGGAATATGATGTGTGTCCGAATGATAAGGAGCGTGGCAAGATGGAGAATAAATGCTGTGCTAATTGCAAGCACCATGCAGAATATGAGCGCAAAGACGGCGTAGTAGTATGCGGCTGTTATTACTATGACATGATGTGTGATAAGTCAACAATAGACATTAATAAATGTAATTGCTTAGATGGAGAAGGGTGGGAATGTGAAGATGGCGTGGGGAATTAGTGAAAACGCAAGTGAAAAAGAAAAGTTAAAATCTGAAATTAATGATTTTTTAGCGGATTAAATTCCGTAGGAGATATTGATTACACAGCATACAGCGATATTTATGATGCGGTCATGCCGATTATTGATGAGATGTATGAGCGTAGGGAGCGAGAGGACAAAGAATTAGAAGAACGAGCGCTAGAGGTTGAGCGTGACGAGTGGGAGCGTGAAGAATAAATGACGAATGGGGAATGGTTAAGAGCGCAAGATGATGAAACCATGGCAGATTTTATTGCGGAGGGCGAGGCTTATGCACGAGTGCTTAGTGTAACAAATGGTGATGATGGAGTAATTATCGTTAAAGAAAATATTACGAAATGGTTGCAATCTGAACATGAGGAGCGTGGCGAATAATGACGTTGGACGAGTGCATAGCGTACCTAGAAAACGTGTCATCAGAGCGAAAGCCAAGGTCGAGAAAAGCACGGCAAATACTTAATTATTTGCAGGACTATAAAGCGATTTTAGATATGCAAATTTTAAGCGTAGATATAAGGAGCGTGGCGAAGATGGCGTTTAAGAAAGGTGACAGAGTTAGATTTAAGACTGGCGGCGACCAATGGGCTTACATGCAAGAGATGAAAATTCAGGCGGTCAACAACGATGGCAGTTATGATATTGTCGGAAAAAATCCGCACTTAAAACGACAGTACGGAACAGAACTTTGCTGTACTTTACGTGTTAAAGAATATAATTTGGAGCGTGATTCAGATGGCAGCGAAAATGACTGAGCGTGAGATGTTTTACTATGGCAAAGGCTATGCTGATGGCAGAATAGCTTTACTAAAAAAAATTATGAAAGACATATACGAAATAGATGATTGTCTATACGATGATGATTACGCAAACGGATATAATACAGCAATCAATAAAGTGATAGATGTTATTAATAAAGTGGCAGGTGGTTCAGATGGCAGAGAATAAAATGGCTGATGTGGCAAAGTTGTTCGGTGTTGAATTTGAAAAAAATTTTCGCATTAACTATCGCGGTGGCAGATTAACTGTTGGAATTACGCCGTATGGTCTGGTGGAATATCGCGGACAACGGTTAGAATTAAATAATGACCTATTCATAGAATTATTACGAGGAGTGGCGGTGATTATCAATGAATGAATGGTGGAGCTATTTCAAAGAAATTCCCTTATCTGTGAAAATTAAATATTTTATAGCATTGCCGATTGGTATTGTATTGTATTTGATTTATCGCGCAGGGGAATTGGCGGAAATACTAAGTGATGCTATTGGTGATTGGGTGCGTAGTGGGTGGAGGCGGTGATAAATGCTGAAACGTTTATCATGGCGTATACAGCCAGTCGAACAAATACGCAAACGCAAACAGCGCAAGCGTGATATGTGGGAACGGCACCAACAGTTTGTAAAGTTTGTGGAGCGCGTGAAAGGAAAGAAGGCGAAAGAATGAGTAAATGCTATTTGTGTGGGAAACCATCAACGCGCTTGTGTGATTTCCCGGTCGGCGGTGTATGTTCTAAACAAATATGCTCTGAGTGTGCTACAAAATATCGCGGATTAGATGTGTGCACTAAATGTTTTGTCAATGTTATTATATGGGCTTTTGATAATAAAGACAGGTGTTTAGATTTAGTAAAAAAACGGAGGGATGACAATGAAAGCAAAAGATAAAAAGGAAATGCAAGCTGCGTTGGAAACGATTAAAAGAATTTGTGATAATACAGACGATAATGATTGCAAGGATTGTCCAGCATATGGGCGTGGTAAGTTATGTCACTCTGGGAAAATATCATGTTGTGCACCGCATGGGTGGTATAAAATTGGGGAGCGTGGCGAAGATGGCAGAGAATAAAATGGCAGAAGTAGCTAAACTTTTGGGGCAAAAAATAAATAAAAGATTTACGGTTGAATATTTCCATAGGAAATTTGATTGCATATTTTTTATAAGCGTGAATAGAAAATATGAATTTAAAGTGCTAGACGAACCAGAGTTTTCGTTCTGTTTTACCGAACAGATTTTATATGCGTTAATTACGGGCGAAGCGGTGATTATAGATGGATGAGCTATTACTTATTATAGCAATGATTATTATTGGAATCCTAGCGTGTATTAGTGAGCCAATGTTTCGCTCTATGGTAATTGTTGCGCTTATCTGTATTTATTACGAAATAAGGCGGTGATTATCAATGATTAAACGAGCACTATTTCGCGTCCAGCCGATAGAGCAGCTACGCAAACGGCGAAGGCGCAGGAAAGAAATGCAGGAGCGCGAAGAAGCGTTTAGACGGTTCGTGGAGCGTGTAAAAGGAAAGAAGGGAAGCAAATGAATGGGTACTGCAAGCCGAAAGACACAGGCTTCTATAAAAGCATTGATAGTAAAATAATTGTTACTGTGCGTTATAGTCAAAAGTGGAAATATCAATATGGTATGATTCACGGAGAAAATATTGTTAAAGTAAGTCGCGATAATGTCATTTTATATTTAGATAAAGATGTTTTTGAAAAGGAGTGGGAAATTGACAGATGAAGAACTAGAAGCGATTAAGCTAGAGAAATGCCCGTCTTGCGGGTCGAAAATGACAAGCGTGAGGCGGGGAAGTAACGAGTGGTGGTTGGTCGGCTGTATGGATTGTTTTAACAAAAAGCAATGCACGAGAGAGTATGTCGTAGAAGCAGCACGGCAGTTTAATGATTATGCGCGGAGGTGCGGAAAATGAAAAAGTATATCATTAGTTTTAATATCAATATTGATGGCGAACAAGAAATCTATGCAAATTCAGCAGAGGAAGCGGAGGAAAAATTTAAATATCAATCTTTTATGGAGGTCGTAGAAAAATCTGGTGCATTTTGTGATGCTGATGAAATGGAAATCGACGATGTTTATGAAGCTGATATTTAAGGCGGTCAATATATTATCACAAGTTACAATTTGGATAGGCTTCAATCTCCTTCGATTAAGCGCAAAACTATACGGCAATGACATTGATGTGAGGTTCAAGCCGTCAAAGGTTGGGGCTGTCGTGACGATTACAAGGAGGGCTGACAATGACTAATGCAGATAAGATTCGCGGTATGACGGATGAGCAGTTAAGCGTGTTATTACGAATGGGAGCGTGCCAACTTTGTGTATATGCTGGTAAGAATTACGATTGTTGTTGTCCAGATAATAAAAATTGCAGGGACGGACAGTTGGAATGGCTAAAGCAGGAGCATAAGGAGAATAGCAATGACTAATACAGAACGTATAATAAACTTCTGCGTTGAGTATTTCAACAAGCATGATGCAGACGATGAACCGATTACAGCTAATGACATTTACATCATGTCATATACAGATATTGGCATGGGGTGGAGCGCAGCAGTTTATATGCCAGACGGATATATATACGAACTAA